ATTAGAAAATCATTACATCACATTAAATGAAATGTACAGGGCAGCAAAAGCCGCCGGCTTTAGTAGTGATGTTGCATTTTGGTTAATAACAGAACCAGGTGCATCACTACCTGATTGGGTCAATCCAAACAATAAACCAACTGAGATCATTCCCCGTATTGATCCAACAGAAGATGAGGATGATGATTAAACGCGACAAAACCTTTAATGCTCGGTATTTAGTGGTGTCAGATTTACAAGTACCATTTCAATTTACAGAAGCCGTAATCAATCTTAAAAAATTGGTTAAGGCTTTTAAGTTTGATTTGGTTCTTAATGTTGGTGATGAAATGGATTTTAATACCATAAGTAGATTCAGCGAAGGCCGGGCAGAATCCTTTATGCAAACTCTTAATGAAGATAGGGAAACCTGTAAAGATATTTTGTACGATTTAAAAACAGATGTAGTTAGTAGATCAAATCACTCAGATCGTTTATACAAAGCCATAGCCCGGATACCTGGGTTGATGGAATTACCTGAGTTGCAGTACGCAAAATTTATGGGCTTTGATGATCTAGGCATCCACTATGCAAAACAGCCTTATGCCATTCCAGGAACTAACTTTGTGCTTTGTCATGGGGATGAAGGGGTCATATCTAAGATCGCCGGTCAGACCGCGTTGAACCTTAGTAAAAGGTGGGGGCGGTCAGTAGTGTCGGGGCATACTCATAGATTGGGCTACACATGCCACTCAGAAGCCTTTAATGGCCGATTAGAGCGTGTTTTAGTGGGTATTGAATGTGGTCATACATGCGACCTGAAAAAGATGTCTTATACCAAAGGCTACGCCCAATGGCAGGCAGGTGCAGTGATTATACATATCAAGCGTGGCAATGTAAGCGTGGAGATGATTCCATTTAACGCTGATGGTTCATTTACGGCTATGGGTAAGGCCTTTGGGTGAGGTAGATCACACGACACACCACCCTGGCCTATTGCATTTGTCAGTGGGGTAGTGTTCAATTGTATTTGTAAAAGCAATTGACCGGAAGGGGTTAATTATGAAACAAGGAACTTTAGGCTTACCAAGAAGTTTTTATCCAACTTCTTTTGGTGGTAAATATCATCAAGCCAACAAAGTTGTACCAAACGCTTTATGTAATCCAGCAATTTTATTAGATGTATCAGCATCACCAATTTCTTATGATGCAACGGCAATGTTTAATCAAGTAAGCAAAGTTGTCTGCCGTAGATGTTTAACTAAAGCCACTGGAAGGGTTTAATAATGCTTACAACAATTGAAAGCGTATTACAAACTAAGATTGATTTTAGATATGTAAAAGATGAAGATAATTATGTTGCATCTACATCAAATGTATTAGGTGAGTTTACATCTTATGGTAAAACACCTGATGATGCAGTGCGTAGATTAAAATCTAAACTGTTTGGTTTATTGGCTGAGTATGTACACAACCAAAAGGTAAACCACTAATGATAAAAAAACATAGAGTTAGTGTATGGGTTACTATCAAAGTTGTGGCTGATGTTTTAGAAGTTTCAGATCCAAAACAAATTATGAATACAACATTGCAAAATTTGTTTAAGGATAATGAAGTTTTAATTGATCCTGAATTTACCGCAGTTGTACCACAACAATTTGATTTATATAGTCATAATTTGGGCAAACCTGTTTATTCTAAAAAGTTAAAGCCAAAGGATTATATGCACCTTGTTTTTGGTGGTGCTCAATGAACGCATTAGCCTATGTGGAAAAGGGTTGGTTTGTAATGCCATTGAAGCCACAATCTAAAGAGCCATGTAAGTTCTTGCGACATGGTTATCTTGATGCCAGTAACAAAAAATCATTGGTTAAAAAGTGGTTTAAAGATGACCCGGATTTAAACATTGGCCTAGCCATTGTGCAATCAAATCTAGTTGTGTTGGACTTTGATATACGCAACATTTCATCAAGAACCTTATGGGAACAGTATCGCCGGATGTGCGTTACATCTAATACCCATACAGTTAAAACAGATAATGGCTTTCACTTTTATTATCGGGCAGATAAGAGCAAGCAATTTAAAGGCAAGTTAATACCTGGTATAGATATTAAACATAAGGGTTATGTGGTATTACCACCATCTATACACCCAAATGGTTCTATCTATCAGGTAATCAATGATGTTGATCCGGTGGAATTGCCGGCTGAATTAGAAATGGTGATGTGTTGGAATTAGTTAAATACGATAAACAATCCGGTGCTTATGTTGATGAGAAGCGTAAGCACTTTGTAAAGGCTTCCCTGATCCGCCAACACGCCAAAAAGGCTATTGGTGCTAGGCAGATCAGAGGAAGGCTATCAGCCAAAATGGTTGAAGCCTATTGGTTAGACAAGTTCAAGGAAGCGGTGAAATATGAACTATGAAATATTAGGGTGGTTAATTACCATTACATTGTTTGCATTGGTTGGGTTGATCCTTATGGCAACCTGGATTATTGCAGTAGAAAATGGCTACGACAAAGGGTTTAAGAGTGGCTATAAACGCGGCAGTGCCGATACAAGACAATCAAGCGTTAAGGTACAAAAGTTTACAGTTAGCAATTATCCAACAACTAATCATCCAGCATTGCGTACAAAGCAATTGCAAGAAGATAATGATTACTTAATGGAAAAGGTTGTCAGCCTTTGGGATAGGGAAAACAAATAATGAACATGAATGATTATGTTGATGTGGCTGAACGCATTGCACAATTAAAAGAGTTATACCCGGAAGCATCATTGCAACCATATAACCCAAATAAACCTTATGAGATTGTGCAGGTGGCAGATAAAACTTATATTGTTTATACAGCCGCTTGTTATCGTGATCCACATGATGTAAGGCCTGGCGTTGCATGTGCCTGGGAACAAATCCCAGGTAAAGGCATGACCGCCGGATCTGAACTTATGATTTGTGAAACAAGCGCATGGGGTAGAGCCATAGTCGCGGCCATGAAAACTGCAACTAAAAGGGTTGCATCTAAGCAAGAGGTTATAGCGGCTAAAAATAGGCAGACCTGGGCAGTTACACCAACAGAATCTTTAGATTCAGAGTTATTGTCTAGGACACCTGAATCAACGCCTGCAACAAAGGCAATCTATGGCCAACCTGGTAGTAAGTCGGCATTGATGGAAAGAATTATGCGCCATCAATTTGTAGAGGAATCAAAGCCTGATGTTGATCCAACACCCATGAGTTTAGAGCAAGTAGTTGATGCAGTTGCATCAGATGTACCTGCTATTCAATATTGTGAACATGGTCAAATGATTCTTAAACAGGGAATTGCAAAGGGTCGTGGCACGCCGTATTACGGATACACATGTCCTAAAGGATGCCCGGCTAAGTGGGCAACTATGAGCAAAGATGGCAAGTGGTTCTACCCTGGGGCAAGCAATGGGTGAATTAGAAATCATTAGACCTGATGGCCTTAGATCAACATTTACTGATGATGGTGTTGTAAATGACTTTGTACCAAATAACTTGCGTTGTGTTTGGTGTGATGATCCTAGAGTTTTATTAGATGGTACTTGTACTCAATGTATGCAGGTAGCAAGTGAGTAAATTTAACTATCACAAAGCAATGTTAGAGGGTCATGGTTACAACCTTTATGTAGCCGATCTTTTATCAAGTTATGGAATACCAGGAGTAGAAGTACCTGAATTTTCAATGGCTAGCAATGCTACTGAAATCAAAGATAAAACCATGAATGAAAAGGATGTAATAATTGATGGTTTAGTATTAGAGATTAAGAGCAGTAGCAGAACCTTTAGGGATGTTGATGACTTTCCACATAACCCACTAATGGTAGATACTGTTAATGGATTTGATAGCAAGGTAGTCAAACCTTTTGCTTATGTGATCATTAGTCAGATTACTCATCACCTGTTTGCTATACCAGTGGCTACAAAGCCTAACTGGACAGTAAGAACTTATTATGATGCTGATAGGGATCATGAAGATAGGTTCTATATGGTACAAAAGCGACATTGCAGGCCATTTGTAGAGATGGTAGATGTATTATTGGAAAGAGCGCATGAGCGAACCAATCAGATGCAATAAGTGTGGGGCATGGATTATGCGAAATGATCCGTGCCTTACCTGCCAAATGCTAGACAAAGCCAAACACGCCGGATTTTAATAATTAACAAAGGTTGGAGATTTATGTTATCTTTACACCGCTTTGTGGGGGCTTACACTGAAGGTAGGTTATACCAGGTGTTGCACTCTCTCACTTTCCAAAAAGAAAAAATTTGGGGGTGGGGGGGCTTTCCTAAAAATAAGGTTACCCAGGTATCTAATAAAAAACTAAAAACAGTTTTATTAGTTTTAATAATATTATTGATAAATATAAAACCCGCTTTTGGGTTACCCCACTATAAACCAAAACACTACAAGCAATACATAGTTACCGAAATCAACAACATAGATCAAGCCTATTGTTTAATAGATTTATATCACCATGAAAGCCGGTTTAACCCAAAGGCTAAGAATGGTAGTCATTATGGGATTCCACAGGGTAGATCAGAATATTTAAAAACAGCGAGTGGGATAAAGCAAATAGCCTGGGGCAAGCGTTATATTGGCCACCGGTATGGATGGGTTGATAAAGCCAATGGCATACCTAACGCCTGCAAGGCATGGCAACATTTTCAGAAGAAGGGATGGCATTGAAAGATACAGAGAAAATTACAATAGGCATAACATCACCTGGGCATGTAGTAACAGATTTTATGACCAGCATATTGGATGTCGCTAGATCACAAAAGCAATTAGGTCAGTTTATTAGCCTACAAGGATCAGGTGTTATTAGTAGGTTACGCAATCAGATAGTTGCAACCTTCTTAGAGAAAACAACAGATGATTGGCTATTACAGATAGATACAGATCAAAGGTTTACAGTAGATCATTTTAAGAAGTTAGTAGCGGCAGCCGATAAGGATGAACGGCCTATTGTGTCAGGTGTAGTACATGGTGGATGGGAAGTCGGTGAGTTATACCTAGAACCAGTACCTTGCATATTTAAGATGGGTACTGACAATGGCTTATATGCAGTACATGATTATGAAGAAGATAGTGTGATTGAAGTAGATGCGGCTGGTACGGGTGCAATCATTGTGCATAGGTCAGTGTTTGAAAGGTTTGTAAAAGAAGCAGATCAAACACATCAGGGTAGTAAATGGTGCTTCTATCAGGACATGCCACTGCACCATGAATGGGTTGGTGAAGATCTGTTGTGGTGCATCAGGGCTAAGAGTTTTGGGTATAAACTATATGCTCATACAGGTGTACAGATGGAACACCAACGCAAGATGTGGATAGGTCAGAAACAACACAAAGACTTTGAACGCTTCAGGCGCAAGAGATTACAAAGTGAGGAACAGATCAATGGCGATAATAACTAGCCAAGTAACAGTAACAGGAACAAGTCAATCAATCATCAGCGTTGATAATGTAACGCGTGATGTGTTACTACACGCCAAGCATGAAGTGTTTATTGGTAACAGTGGGGTTACATCAACCAATGGTTACATCATGGACAATGGTGATGAGTTAAGGTTGTCATTAGTTGATGGTGAAGATCTTTGGGCTGTAACTGCCGGTGGCACTGGCACACTGCATGTGTTGGCAAGTAAAGTAGATTAAATAAAATGGCTGTTTTTTCCTATTTTGAGCGCGGTTACAATAC